AAACTTACACGCAGAGGAAGCATTGAACAGGAAGCTGTTGAAGCATTAACTGCTAAGAAGAAGCTCGAGGAGCAACGCTATGAGCTACAACAGTTTATTAAGTTTACGCATGGTACTCACGCATGGAATGAACTCCTTAAGATGGAAGGTGACATACGCAAGCGTAGACAGAAAGAGATATATGACAGACAGATATTTAAACAAAAGGTAATTACAGTTATCGTTTTGATAATTTGTGTTATAGTGGGTATGGGTATATTACTAAGTTTTATATACGGATTGATGCAACTCGACCAAGGAAACATAGGCTGATGACTCCAGAAACATTAGACAAGTGGCGAATCCTCCCACGCTTGATGATGCTAGCTATGACCTGTGTTTACATTCGGTGCATCGAGTGGGCATTGAGTCAGCCTGACCTTACCACTCAACAGGCTGGCTTGGTGTCCGTTGTGACTGGTGCAATGACTGGTGCATTTGCTATCTGGTTAGGAAAGGAATCAAGTTAATGAAAGCTCTATACGATAAGTTAACAAATAAACAAAAACAAACAATGCAGAAACACAGTAAGCACCATTCAAAGAAACACATGATGTCTATGACTAAGGCTATGGTTAAAGGTTCCACATTTACTGCCGCACATAAAATAGCAAAAAAGAAAGTAGGAAATTGATATTCAAAGCACTACAACTTGTTGGTGGTATGGCTTCCACATGGATGGAATCTAAAGCTGAATCAAAAAAACTTAATCTTGAGATTAAAAAGAAACAGTTGACAGGGGATATTGACTGGGATCTTGAAGCAATGAAAGGATCTCAATCTAGTTGGAAGGATGAATATCTTGTAATTTTATTTAGTATTCCTCTTATCCTCTGCTTTATGGGGGAGTGGGGTAGAAATATAGTAGAACAAGGCTTCATTGCCCTTGAGACAATGCCTGAGTGGTATCAGGTAACTTTAGGTTGTATTGTAGCCGCCAGCTTTGGGGTACGCTCAGTAACCAAATTCTTTGGGCTACGAAAGAATGGGAAGTAATTGGGAAAAGAATCGTGAGAGACTACGCATACATAGGGATTGGGATATTAGAAACTTTAGGAGAAAAAACATGGCATTTAAATTATCACAAAGGTCGCTGGATAAACTGGATGGAGTACATCCTGAACTTGTTAAGGTTGTTAAGAAAGCGATTGAGTATACAGACGTAGACTTTGGAGTTATCTATGGTGTTCGTGACCTAGAAACCCAGAAGAAATTATATGATGCTGGAAAATCCCAGACGATGAAAAGTAAACATTTGGTACAAGAAGATGGGTATGCACACGCTGTTGATCTTATGGCTTATGATGGCAGTAATCCATCTTGGGATATTGTGGATTATGATAACATAGCTGATGCTATGCGTAAGGCTGGCAAAGAAGTTGGTATTGATATTGTTTGGGGTGCGGCATGGCATAAGATTCTAACTATGTCACCAGATAGTGCTGAGGATTTAATGAATGACTACATTGATACAAGACGAAAAGAATCAAGACGTCCGTTTATCGATGGACCTCACTTCCAATATCACACCTAATCAATTAGCTTTTGACTTCGATGATTATGATGGGCCAGATGAACTCTGGTTAAAGTATCTGTGGGAAACTACAGTATCATAGAGAATACATCTGTATCTTATTTGATACCAAACTGTACTGCATATGATACCAATCGTTCTCGATATGTTCTGAAATTATATTATGTAGTGCTTGATATACTTGATATACTTGATAACTTTTGTTCTTGAATTGTTCGAATACACATATTTTTATGTTTGTCTTCCTGATAAAATTAATAAAAAACGTGGTTTTTTTGTGGGCTAATAAATACTATTAATTGACCCACACTTTCTAAAAATACCCTATCAACTCTATCAATTCTATCAACTACTTGATAAGGTTGATAAGGTTGATAACCTAATAGGGGTGTCCACCCTATCCATAATGTCCACTATCTTTCCCAAACATTCTTCTTTTCTAAGTAAAGATTAATAATCGTATCAAAGTTATTTGGTTTTCGAGGGGGAACAGTTGAATAAATATTGTATGCTTCAAAGCATCTATTTTCTTTATATACTTTTCTCGAGAGCTCTTCACATTGTCTTGCTGATTCAAGATCAATAGTAAGCATAAGTATTACTGTGTGTGTCATTTCTGTAAACATAATCTTATCCTGAAAAAAAATGGCTGACAAGAATTGAAGGAAGGAACATCAGATCTTGCCAGCCAAGTTGAAGGGTAGTTTTTGGAGAAAGCATACCCTAGAATGGAATATCGTCGTCTTCTATTTGATTGTCAATAGGTTGAGAATTATTCTTTTGCTGAATATTTGTAACGGCAGATGTACCTTGAGTAAAATTACTTACTTGCAAACCTACTCCATCTTCATTCAGAAAGTATGCCATTCTTAATTCATCTCCCTCTGCTCTGCGTTTTGCTCGAGCAGAATCTACTTCTGATTTATCATCAGGATCAATGTAAGATTCGTTCCAGTTTTTTGGTAAGATAAAACCACCACTGTAGATTGGTGCATTTTCTTTATCTGATTTGTTTGGAAATGCTACACCAACTCTTAGATATAGATAACGTCTAGCATTATTCTGATCACCATTATAAACTTCTTTAATCAATGCAACTTTGTATTTGTTTTGATTTGCATCAAAGATATTTCCAGTAGCGGCAAGTTCATTTTGAACTTAACCACTATTATCATTTTTAAATAACTTACCTTTGTTTTGATTTTGATACACTACTTTATCCATTGTCAATCTCCCTATATCCAGTCTTGTGTATTGTTGTGAGTTACTTTAGTAGCTTCTGAGGCTTGTCTTACTGGTGATGGTGGTTGGCTACTATCATTCCCATCATCATCAGTTTTTGGATCAGGTCTTAGATTAAGAATAGACTGCATCATATACCTACGCATATAGGTAACTCCTGATCCTATTTGTTGTGATCCTCGTTTGGTATCATCAACGCATGGTGCTTTACTTACAATCATCGTATCTGATCCTAAGTGTCTGAACTCCATAATTAGTATTGGTATGAGTGTTCCATTCATATCCTGATAATCAAAGTATGAATAACAAGCTACATCATTTTGAATAAGTAATGGTTCAATCTCATTCAATATATCTTCGAGCTTCATATATTTATTTTTGAATTGTGGATTGCTACCTTTTTCTGCAATCTTTCCGATTGAGGATTTAACTTTATTGAGTGCAGAATATATTGTGTCTTTAGCTTGCGCCATTTGCTTTCTCCTTGATTGTTATAGTTCGTCTTTTATTTGATTGTTTAATAAGTATATCATCATTATAAATTTCTGCATCATCTTCCTTTAATGTATTAAGAAGTTCTTTCTTAACTTCGAGATGCGTATCATATGGTGATTTAGTTTCAAGAAACTTATCAGATAACATTTGGAAATGATTGTTTGAGCATAGATCTCTTTTTACTTTCTGATCTATCTTGATTGCATCTTGATTAGTATCAAATGAATCATAGTCTTTTGGTTCAATACCTCTTTCAATATGTTCCCAAAAATCTTGCATCTTATCGAGCAGTAACATTACATAAGAATGATTGTATTCGATAGTTGATGTTTGAATATCATTACCATGTATTACAGAGAAGATTAGCTTATTAGTTTCATGGCTACATAATGCTAAGTAGAATTGAATCTGCGGCATATAGTATTGAATCATCTTATCCTGATTCTGAAATCCTCTTGTGTGCTTTGCTTCGAATACATATTTCTCATTCGTCTGTGTATTCTTAATCATTGCATCAACATGACCTCGATAAATAATCTTTATCATGTTTTCAGCTCCTGGCATTGCAAAAACCTTTTCTTCTTCTTCGATCTCGCAATGTGGATTCTGTTTTATAAACCAATCAAGATTTAATTTTTGTGTGAATACACCTAACTGAACTCTGAATACATTAGATAGATCCTCGACCTCTACTAACTTTTTCTTTTCTAAATACAGTTGATTCCATTTACCTTGCATAATCTTAACAGCATCGGAACCTCCCATTACTTTACATCTATCATCATCAAGAAACATTTGCTTTCTCCTCTTCAATATATTTGTTTACGAACTTTTTGGTACTGGTTAAGAAGTGAACTCGATATGCTTTTTCGTTTTTATACATATCATTTATTTGAAATAGTGTAGGTTTATACAACCAAGTTTTTTGACTCTCGATTGTTATTGCTCTTGCAATATC